ATCATGGCCATCGATGTCAGCACCTGCTGCGTCTCGGGATCGGGCGCAAGCTGGATCATGCCCAACAGCGCGCGAACCGTGGCGCTGCGCTTGGTGGCGCTGGCTGGGCCGACTTCAACAGCCACGTCGAACTTGGCATTGCTGAGATCGTTCTCATATTCCACTTCGCCGGTTTCGACGTTCAGGATCGGCTTGCCCATCTCAATGCTGGACAACTCACCGCCAAGCCCGACCGACTTCATCTTGCGGCCAGGCTCGACCAAAATGTCCCGCGCCATTGAAAGCCAGATCTCGCCGCAACGCTTGATCGCCTTGGACATGTTCGACATGTAGATGAAGGTCTGCATGTCCAGGCGCTGCTGGATCAGTTCGACAGCCTTGCCGCTGACGTTGGACACGACCTCCTCGGCAGCGTCGGGCTTGCCAAGCAGATCGCTCATGTCCTGCTCGGTGATCTGCAACAGGCCAGCCAATGCAGGCGGGATCTGCGGCGGCTTGGTGTAGCCGACCGGGCCTGACAGAACCTCGCCGCCGTTGGCGTCGGTCACAGTGTTCAGCAGCAGGTAGGGATAGTTTCGCAGATTGTCCTCGGACCACATCATCTCGTGGCCGGCCACCTGCTCGGGCGTGAAGATCGGCTTTTCAACCGTCGAAAGCGCGCTGATCTCGCCCAGCTTGGAAAGCTGCATGTTCTTCAGCCGCTGGGCGTCCTTTGCCAGACGGACGTGGCCCATGCACCGCTCGATGTTGTCCACAAACCAACGCTTGCCGTAGACAGGGACAATCGGGATCTGGTCGCCGGCGATGTAGCCGCTGTCTTCCAGCACCTTGCCGCCAGACATGATATACTTGCGCACCTTGCGGCGCTTAACGCGGCGCTGGCGGACCTCTTTGGTGCCGACAGCCTCCAGCATCATCTCCAGTTCTTCGTCGTCCTCGAAGTCCTTTTCGGAATACTTTTCTTCCTGCCCGTCGATGGTCTGGAAGATGCGGATGGTCTCTGACGCCTCCTCGACGCGGTAGACCTCGGCCACATAGACGACATCAGGCGTGGCCCAGTCAAAGGCCCACTGTTCAATGCCCTTCGGCCAAGTGGTCGGATCGTCATCCCATGCGGAGCGGTACGCGTCACGGGTCATCGCGGTGAGAACGTAGCACAGACGCGCGTCGGCCTTGTCCTGGCGCTTGGCGTCCAGATCAAAGAACACCGTGCTGTCGGCATCGTAGATCGGCTCAATGCGGATGCGCTGCTTTTCGTTCTCTTCGTCGTATTCGTCCTCATAGACAGCACGCAGGCGGAACGCACCGAAGCCGCCACCGACGGCCTCCTCAAATGCGTTGTCGTATGCCTCGTTGGAGCCGCTGTCCTGCTCGTCGGCCCGGAACAGCCCATCGCACACGTCGGCCAGCTTGTCGTCGGCTGTGCCGTCCTTGCTGACGAAGTCAACCGTGATGCGGTTGTTGCGATATTCGTTGATGATCCGCATGACGGAGAGGTGGACCTTGTTCACCTCGAACTTGGGCTTGTTCAGGTATTGCTCATAGAGGTTGCCCTCCCACTGCGCGCCGGCGATGGAGTAGAAGCGGCGATCCTCCAGGCACTGCAAACGCTCATCGCGCATCACGCCTTGGATGTCATCGAACTCGGCCAATGCTTCTGCATGGACGTTTGCAAGCCGCTGGTCTTTGGTCATGCGGGCCAAGGTGCGCGCCTTTCGCTGGATATTTGGGCCGCAGTATATGACAGGCCCAACAGAATATCAATGACGTGCCATCGGCATCATCACAGGGACGAGGCGGGGCTTCGCCTTCTCCTGCTTGCCTGCCCGGCGTGCGCCTTCGCAGGCATAGCGCAGAGCGTCGATGACGTGGTTCTCTTTGTCCTCCAGCATCGGGAGAATGCTGCCCGTGTCGCGGTCGGTCTTGTAGCTGTAGAGCGTCAGTTCATCGATGGTGTGCTTGCAGCGCGGATGCACCACGATGTCAAAAGACTTCAGCCATTCGACGCCCTCCTCGACCGACTTCGGCCCCTTGACGGCGGGCTGGATCTTCGGGAAGCCGTTCTTGCGCATGTGGCTGATGGTCTCGGGCCGGGCGCTGTCGGCCACCATCGGCCAGCGTTCAGCGTCGGGGATCGTCATAAACAGCGCCGGCGTGTCCACGATCTCGCAGCCGACCTGATAGGCCTCATGGTCGATGTAGAGCTTGCGCCCGATGATGTGGCAGCGCACGCCAACGGTCGGATCGGTGGCAAAGCCCCAGTCTGCGCCCAGGCGATGCACGGCGTCTGGCGGTGCCTCGAACTCCTCAATGGTCCAGTTCTTGAACACGCGGGTTTCGCTGTTGCGGACATACTCGCCCTTCCAGACGTGCATGTATTTGTCAGGATCGCGCCGCTTGTCGTATTCCATTTCCTCGCGCAGCACCTCGGGAAACCAAGGGTTGTCGCTATAGTTGACCTCAATCACAACCGTCTTGTCAGGCGCTCCAGGCCCACGCAGCAACTGCTCAATCGGGTCTGTGTCGTATCTTGGGTTCCATGTGAACCAAAGCTGCGATGCGGGCTTGCGGATGGTCGGGCGCAGGATGTCCAGCGAAAACTGGCTGATCGATTGCGCTTCTTCCACCCACGCGATGTCGAAACCTTCCAGCGACTTTATGCTGTCTGCCGTGTGGTTCTGCATCCCCTGGAACACGATCACGCCGCCGTGGGCAGACTTGATCTGCGTCTGCTGGATCTCGAACATGTGGCCAACGCCCATCTCCTCGATCTTGTTCTCGATCAGCTTCTTGACCGATTGAGCCAGAGACTTCTGCACCTCGCGCACGCAGACCGCGTCAACCTTTTCGCTGACGCTGCGCTCGATCAGCATCTCTGCGAAGAAGTGCGACTTGCCAGATCCTCGGCCACCGTATGCCCCCAGATAGCGGGCGTCGGGGCGCTTGAGGATCGGCAGAGACCAGCGCGGGGTCTTTAGCTGGAGTTTCACTTGGCCCGCTCAGGCGCTCGTTTCATCATGCCGGTGACGTACATGTCCCGTGCGCTTTGGTTGCGAGAACTGGATGCGATCTGATCGCGGATCATTTTTACGTACGGGTCATCTTCCCCATACTTCTCAATCGCCCTGGTCAGTCTCCGCTCATCTGAGATATTCATCATATTGCCCTCTCTCAATCACGTTGGTCTCATAGTGCATCAAGTTTGCTGCACTGATACCTTGCTCGGTCTTTACTATGTCGCGCGTGATGTCATCAAACAGCTCTTCGATTTCATCAATCTTCGTGGCCTTTTCTGCTGGCGACATCGCCGCCCATGCGTCCTTACCCATATCGAACTCTGGGATATATTGGAAGCGCAAACCATTGATGCCTGCAACGGCCTCGCCTTCCATGCCGGCTTGTGCGCTCGGGCGATCCATCACGCGGCTGTCGGTGACAAAGGTAAACCCATCGACACCGTACTGCGTCAGCTTGTCGGACAGGCGACGAGCGAAGTCTGGATCTTGGCGGTTGCGGAAGTAGATCTCAACGCCAGGTCGGCTTTCTGGCGTGCGCTGCGGCATCACCTTGGAGATAAACGCAGCGTCTTGATCGGCCTCTTTCGCCACCTCGACCATGCGGCGCGTCACGCCGGCAGGGTTGAAGTTCTTTCTGACCACAAACTCAGCATTGAAGGCGCGCTCGTCAGACTGCATGAAGCGGCCATAGGTGTTGTTGATCTGATACGTCACCACGCTCGGATCTGCCTTGGCTGGCTCCCCAAGGCGCGCCGCGATGTCGGCCTGCTGCACGTTGGTGGGCCGCATGCCAGGGCGCTCAACGCTGATGCCGAGAACATATCGGGCCAGCGGTGCCTTCATCTCGTCCAGTTGCTTTTGGGCCGAGACGACGCTGGCGTCGTGTGCCGCTCTCGCCTCTGCAACTCTTGCTGCATACTCGTCTTCGGTCTCCTTCACCCGCTTATTCGGAGCCTTGAAGCTGGCGGTCGTCGCACGACGCGCCTCTTTAACAGCCGCCGGATCTGGAGCGCCGGCAAGGGACGACTCAAATTCAAACGAGCCGCCTTCGCCTGCCTTGTTGGTCCAGCCGTTGTTGGTCCATTTCTCTTTTTCAATGAACCAGGCAACGGCCTGGAGATCGTCTGGGTTCATATCTTGAAGATTAGGCGCAACAGATCGGATGATGCCCTGCTTGTTGATCTGATCGGCGGCATCAGCCATGACCCTTTGACCGAAGCCGAACTCGCCGCCAATGTTGGGGTTCTCAAGCGTCGATCCCTTCAGGTGCTTACCGACGACACCCTTTTCGACCGGGGGCGGCAGGCGGTCCAGGCCTGCAAGCCGGCGCAGATGGCGCGCTGCCCAAACGTCGATGGTGGCGGCGTTGGTGTATCCGATCAGGTTGCCGGTAAAGTTTGGCGTCTTAGGCGCTCCAGTAGCAACGCGGAACATGTCGAACAACGCCTTGGTCGCTGCTGGGCTGTTGGCGTTGAAAAGAGATCCAGCAGCGTTTGTGACGAGCCGGAACGGGTTGTTGGGATCTTTGTGCATCTGCGTCAGGGTTACAGGATTTGCCTCGCCCTTCTTCAGCATTTCGTCATACATGCGGAGTTCTTCGTCATATTCTCCGCGAGAGAAACGGCGCATGACTTCAATGGCATTGTTCCAGTTCATCTCGACGCCCGTCTGGGCCGACGTTGCGCCAAGAACGTCAGCGAAAACGTCGCCCATGCCACCGAATTCTTTGCGCAGGCTGCTGCGCATTGCCCTGTACCAGTTCGCCTCATTGACGATGGCGATGGCAGCCGGATCTCCAGCCCTCACGCGATCAGCGAGAGCGCGGACCTCCTCGACCTGACGCGAGGCCATTGTGCGCTGCCAATCTTCTGGTGACACGCCCATCGGCGGCCTGTCGAAGCTATACGGAACCTCTTTGTAGGTGACCTCAAAGCCGTCCTTCTTGGCATCGATCTTTGACACCTCCATAACATTCGCCCATCCATCCGCTGCCGGATAAGACGCCTTCTGGCCGGCAACCTGCTCCTGGACAGGAGCCAGTTTGGATTTCGGAACAGACGCCTTGATGACAGCGATTTCCGGCTTGCTGACCAGGTTGGCGACAATAGGCGCGGCAACTTGCGGTGCAGGCTGCGCCGGGGCTTGACGCAGCAACGCAGCAGGCGGCGCTGGCAATGCCTCGGGCGATGTCGGCGGCGGCGGCAGGGCTGCGCTCTCCATCGTCACGGGCGGCGCTGCTTGGGCCTCTAAGGCCGCTGCCGGCGTGATCTGCGTCTCTTGCATGGCGCGATCAACCTCATCAAAGGTCAACGGCGGGCGGCCAGATCCTGCGCCGGTATCAGGCGCGCGGACAGGCTGCGGCGGCATCGGTGGGCCGAAGACGCTGAACAGCGTGTTGGGGTCCATGCGCGACACGTTCCTGGCGATGCCCTCGGCGATCAGCTTGCTGGCCGGGAACATCTCGGCCATGCCAGCGACAGCCTGTACGGCGCCAAGCCCGGTCTGAAGCGCGCTGCCTTCCTGATAGCCGCGCTGGGCTGTCTGCGTGCCTTCCTCGACGTTGAACAGGCCAGAGAGCGCAGCAGGCGCAGCGGCGACAGCACGGCCAGTCATGCCGAGGCCTTTGGCTGCCAGGGATGCACTGCCGCCTAGCATCGACGCGACATCGATCAGGCCCAGGCTCTCCAAGATCCCGGATGCGTTGGGATCGCCCATGATGCGGCGCGCATACATGCCGGCATTGTATGCGTCCATGCCGACCTGCTCCATCAGCGCATTCTGCACTCGGGCGGTCGCATCGGCGCGCATGGTGTAATCTGGCTCTTGCAGCACATCTGCCGGCGCGCGCTGCCGATCTCTATCGGCCTCCTGCGAGAACGGCATGGCAGGTCGGCCTGCGGTCGAGAACGCGGCAACCTCCATCGGGCTGTATCCAGCCGCAGCGATGTCCTGCGGGCTGTAGGAACCCTGCATGCCACGCAGATCCGATGCGTATGCGCTCATCTCTGCCATGCGCTGGGGCGAGGCATAGGCAAGCGGCCCCTGCGTCGGGCCTGCTGCTCTCGGCGCCATCCTGGGCGGCTCTGGCATCGTGTACTGTTGACCTGTCGCGGTGCGGTACACCATGCGTCCCAATTCGTCTTGGCCGACCGGGGTGTCTCGTCCAGGGCGTGCGCCTGCGGGCAGGTCAAAGATAGCCATTCGTCAGTCCTTCGGATCAATGATGACGCGCTCGATCTTCTGGATGATCGCGCCGCCGTCTGGGCCGCTGTGTTCGCTCTTCACCGTGTCGTTCCAGTCGGCACGGAAACGGTTCTTCATCTGGAAAATGTAGCTTGTGGCGTTGAAGCCGTCAGTGCCGCCGAAGGTCGAGACGCGGCCCATCTTTTCCCACCATGCTTGTGACTGCCGAACAGCTTCCTTTACGGCATCCTGAAATTCAGGGTGTTCGTGCTGCCATCTGTCAAAGTTGGAATAGGCGATGCCGAGTTCCGCTGCCATTTCGGCCTTGCCCATGCCTTCACGCCCGCATTGGATCACGGTCTCGCACATGGCTGGATCGTATTTGCTCGGGCGTCCTGCTGGCATGATTTCCCACCTTCATCTCGGGCGATGCGGCCCGGTCGCTGGGGCGCAGTTTAGCGCAAGGTTCAGGCAAAAGAAAGCCCGACACGAATGCCGGGCCAAGTCGAGGCGTGTTCCAACTGGGGAGGTAGTCCGATCATGTTACCGCTTCACGGCGAGATATTCAAACATTCCTTTTCCGTGCCGCTTGCAGAACAGCAGGCACATGCCGGCATCTGAGGCTGCCGCGGCATCGAGGCGGTGCGGGCCGCCGCAGTGCTGGCCGATCCAGTAGAGGATGCGGTCGCCCTTCTTGGCCTCATGCAGGGTCAGCGGGAACATGCCGCGATGCAGGCCGGTGATGTCGGTTGGGTCTTTCACTCAATCACCCCGTCGCTGAGAAAGTCGAAGTCATCTTCCAGATCGGCCTGCGGTCGGCGCACGGCTTTCACCTCGGCACCGGGGAAGGATAGCTTGATTGCGTCCACAAGGCCATTGCGGTGAGCGTGCAGGGCCACTGCCACTTCGCGCATAGTGTGGATGGCGATGCCTGGCCGCTTGGCGTATGCTGCCGGCCACTGGCGTCCGTCTTCAATGATGCCGAAGGTTGTGCCTTCATATTCGTATTCCCAGATCATGGGGTCAGAAAGTGGTCGACCCAATGCCACCGCTTCGGCGTCCATTGCTGCCAGCCCGCGCAGACAGACCTCGACCCAGAACTTCACCTTGTCTGGATCTTGTGCGTCGATGGCGCCGTTCAGGCCAGCGACGGCCTTGCCCCATTTCGCGGCGCTTTCGACCGAGACCAGCTCGGGCAGGCGATCCACGCCCCAGCGTTTGTCCATCTCGCGGACAGCCTTGTCGAAGGGTGCCAGCGAGACATCCGCTTTGATCTCATTGGCCGTCGCTCCTTTGTGCAGGATGCGGTCGTCTTTCTTCTGCCGGGTTGGCCTCTGTGCCATCGTTTTGCTCCTCTCATTTTCCCACCTTTTTCCCACCCACCTATCACTCCACTGATCCACCCCACCCACCACCTCCCCCTAAAGGGGGAGGAGTGGTGGTGGGAGCATGGATTTCTCCCACCTTTCCCACCTTTTCCCACCTGTGAAATCGCAGGTGGGAAACCTCATGGCGCGACGTAGATGGGCAGCCCGCGCCCTCTTCGCGTGCTGTATTCAGACGCTATCTTCAGGTGTCCAGCAGCGACAATTTCAGCCAGAACCTTCTTTGCGTCCTGCTTGCTTTTGTGGTCATCTCGGCTTCCAGCCGTCATGCTCATGACAACATGTCCAGCCCACTTTTCTGACTGGATGGACTCTCGGTTCCATCCTGTCCTAAGAATTTCGTCGGCTATAATCCTCAGCCTTTCGGCCTTATACCCGCTTGGGGCGGCGCGCTTTGCGATTGCCTCACGCTCGTCAACCAGCATCTTAATCAGGTTGTCCAGTGCGATCAGTCTTTCTGCGACCTCGTTGTCCAATTTGGCCTCCATGTGCTATTGCCACACATGCAATACCACAGGTGTGGAAGTGATGCAATCATATCTCATCTCCATTGATCCACTCGCCGACGATTATGACAGGCACATCCCGGCCCTTTTTCTGATCAAATACTTTTTCAACCGCCAGCACGTTTGACTTCATCCAGGTCTTGATGATGGACGAGACTTTTGTGCGGCCTTTCTTCTCGGTGATGTCGATGCCGAGCATGTCTGCGATTGGCAGGCCGACCCATTTCGGTGACTGCGAACTCTCGCGCAGCGGCTCACCGTCTGTGTGTGCGTCGGCCACGATCCTCTGGGCTGCTTTGGCATCCTTGGCGCTGATGCCGTCGAATGCGTCTGGCAGCGTGTAAGGGATGCAGACACCGATCCATTCGCCGTTGTCGATCTTCACGCCTTCCATCTTGCGGTAGACGGCAGCGGCTGCTGGCGGGGCCAGGTTGGCCTTGCCGTCATCAACGCGGAATATCGATCTGGCTTCGGTCTCGTCGATGCCCAGCTTGGCTGCGTCGTCTGGTGACATGCGGTTGATGACGCGGGCCGCACGGGCTGCACCGATCAGAGATCCTGCGCCACGCACGCTGTCGATGCTGGCGTCTTCTCCGTTGCCTTTGCGGATGTGGTGGACTAGGCCAATGGCAGACTTTGTCTCGTCAGCCACGCGCCTTATTTCCGCCACAATGGCGTTGACGGCCATGTTGTCGTTCTCGTTGATGTTGTGGGCGCCAACGAAGGGGTCAATGAACACGCAGCCGATCTGCTTTTCTGGGATCTTCTTGCAGAGGTATTCGACCAGCTTGGTGTTGGGCAGCACGCCGTCGCGGGTCTGGATGCCGAACTTGAGGCTGAAGTCTCGGCCAGCGTTGACGAACAGGCGGCCCTCGACCTCGGCTGGCTTGATGCCGTAGTGACGCATGGCAGACAGCACGCGGCGCTGTATTTCTTCTAGCGGGTCTTCAAGGTTGACGATCCACACGTTGGTGCGTTCTTTGACATCCTCGCCCAGCAGCGGGCGGCCTGTCACGATGGCCAGGGCCTCCACGATCTGGAGCGATGTCTTCCCGATGCCGCCAGCGGAGGCCAGCACGCTGACGAAGGAGCGCAGGTAGTGGTGGGCATAGATCCACTTGCGCGGCTCGATGCTGGCCTCGTCAAACATGTCGTAAAGGCTGGGCCAGTCGGGGGCTGCGTCGGGCGCGTCTGCTGGCGCGTCGGGGATCTCGGGCGGTGCTGCATCATCTTCGGCAGAGATCGCGCTGGCAGGTGCCTCTGACGCAGCGGTCGGTGCGATGTAGTCGAAATCATCCATGCCGTTGTCTGGCATCTCGTTGCGGGCCGGGTTGATCTCGGCACCATAGGCGCGCACGGCGCCGTCGAAGTCACCGTTGTGTTCGTAGTGGACGAACAGGTCGAACGCATCGCCCCAGCAATAGGAGTTCTCGCCCAGCGACTTCGGCCTGCCCACGCCGGCGGCTGCGTCTGAGCCTGACAGGCTTACCCAATGCGATAAGAAATTCTCTGTCGCGTAGCTGTGGCTCGTTTGATACCGAGAACGGTAATGCTGGGATGATCCGCGCCGCTCATATTGATAGCGCAGGAGCAGATCCTCAATGCTGTGGTCAGCGTTGAAGGCATCGACCGGGCTGACCTCGTCGGGGAACTTCTGCCGGCGATCTGCACGCTGGCGCTCACGCTCGGCCCGCGCACGGTCAGCCTGCTCTGCGGCCAGGCGGCGCTGTTCTGCCTTGCGGTGGAGTTCTTGCAGGATCGGGCTGTCAGCGTCGAGGCGCAGCGGTTTGCCGCGAATGATGCGGTGTTCGTAGAAGATTGGGGTCAGGTCAGGGTTGCGGCGATCGATCGGCACGTTGGGCAGATAGATCGGCTGGCCGCAGCGTGCCAGGGCGCCGTCGGGGTGTACGCCATTGACGTGCAGCAGATCGAAGAAGGCTGTCTGGATTTCTTCGTATTCGGAGCCTGTGACGATGGCGGCCAGCGGGATGATTGCGCGCCATTTGCGGTTCTCTGGAGATGCGCCAGCGGATGAGTAGATCAGGATGCTGACATCACCGCAGACGGCCTGCACGACCTCTTGCACATCGTCAATGGACGGGTTGCCACGGTCCACGTCGATGGCCAGCGCACGGTAAGCGCCATGCTCACGCTGGGCTTCGTGCGCGCGTGCGTCGTGCGCCCGGTAGGTGGATGGGATGAAGAAGTCGGCATCCCGCTTTTCTTTGGCCTGCGGGGTCTGCACCAGCTTGACGATCTCGTTCCAGCCGATGCCAGGGTAGTATTCGCCGGGCCTGTCGATGAGCGTGAAGAAAGATCCTGGCGCTGTCAGGAAACGGACATCAGACATGCTTGATGTCCTTGTAATACGCGCGATTGGCCTGTATTATTTGCATTGGAAGGTTCTCCTCTCGCTTCCGTTAATTTGAACCCCGGCAAGTTGCTCGCTTGCCGGGGTTCTTCTTTATGTCACCACGGAATATCGTCTGCCAGTTCCTCTTTGATGCTCTGGCGCTTTTCTTCAGCCAGCGGCTTGGTCTCGAACGGGTCCGACTTGCTCTCGACGGTGTCGAAGTCATCCATGCCGCCGTCTCCATAGCGGGCTTCGACCACCTGCACAGCGTCCAACAGCATCGAGATGCCGCCGTTGCCATCGGGGTCGATGACAGCCACGGCCCACGCACGCACCGTGCCTTTGGAGCCGCCCCAGAAGTTCAGATCTGCCAGCGGCTGCTTCTGCCCGTCGATGACGGTGGGCGCCTTGTTGGGCGTGCCGTCTTTCTTCATGCCGTTGCGCTTGGCGGTGAACTGGACCATGCCGGTTTCGTTGCCATTTTCGTCCTTCAGCTTCTTCATGCCGAAGACGGTCTTGAACTGCGGCATCTTCGGGTTGCGGCCACGGCAGGCATCGTAGTGCGCCTTGAGTTGCTCGAACAGCGGACGGGCCTCGTCCTTGGTCATCTCGAAGGCGACCGACCAGGCTGCATTGGATGCGGTCGCTGCGCAGGGTTCGCTGGCCTGCTTCTGGGTGTTGAACCGATAGGTCTGGTTCAGCTTCGGATATTGAAGGGTGACGTTTTTAGCCAAGACCTTCATGAAGTCATCGTTATTTGCCATTGGTTTTCTCCTCTCTGGCGGTGGTTTCAGAAGTCAACGGTTTCATCGAAAACGTCGGCTTCAGGCTCTTCGGTCTGCCAACGGGGCAGATCGACATGGTTAAGCAAAGGCCATCCGCTTTGGAAGACACCTGATGCCTCTGCTCTGGATATTTTTTCAAGGGTGTCGGTGACGCGCAGATCGGCGGCAGCGACGTAGCGATCCGTCAGCGCGTGCAGGCAGACAGCGTAGGGGGCTTCCTTC